AGTGCAGTGGAATGTGGGTGAGCCAGTCAAGTCGAAGGATGAAGAGACAAAGTCTGGGGGCAAACAAGCTTTACACTTTCGCCGTGGGCATCCGAGGATAGCAGAAGAACATTGGGAGAGATCTTATTGGAGCACAATTCGACATCGTTGGGAGAAATATATTCATGGCTACGAGGCAGGACACCCAAGGTTTGGAATAAAGAAAAGTTATCATCTACCAAGAAAGGAGGTATGATATGATTGACGATAGGATTTGTATTTATTACGTGGCAGATCGTGTTCAAGAAATACGCGACGGAGAAGCAAAGATCGAAGACTTCTTGAGCGAACTAAACCACAACATCGGTGTAAATGCCCGATGGAAACGTAACAATCCTGATGCGTTAGTGGCTGACTTGCCACCTATAGATGCGCCCAGGACAAAAAGAAAAAGGAGTAAATGATGTACGCAGTTACATGGTTGGAGGATGTTGAAGGGATTTCTTACGAGATCCCCCACATCACACATTGGGAACTGAGGGACAATTGGTCTGAGGTTCAAGAGCTTGTAACCAAACTTAAAAATCTCGATAGTGTTTTAACTTGGTCAATAAGCATGGTGATTGATGGAATGGATCACCATTTGGACGAGGGGCCGCAGGGTCGTTTGGAAAAAGGATATTGGTTTGACAATATGTCAAAACTTTTGCCTGATTACATGAGTAATATGGAAGTATTAGCTACACTCATGAACATTGCCAGTAAGTACTGGGACGCAGAAGACATGAAGTTAGGAGCAGAGATGATGGTCGCGGCGACTGAAGATCTGCATGAACAAGTAAATTACATACATTGAGGAATCAAATGAGAAAGAATACGAAAGCATATCAAGTATTAGCAGAAATAAGCAGAGACAAAGGCACGACTGTGCAGATAGCAGATCGGACTGCGATTAAGCGGAGCACGGTTGCGTATTACCTATCCACGATGAAGGGAAAGGGTTGGGTGAAGATGTCTCACATTTATCCTGTGGGCAATCCTTGTTTCGTTTGGGAGATAACAAGCGAGGGTATGCAACAGCTTGGCTAAGTTTGTAGGGATTGTGAGAAAACAACCTCAAGGAAAGTACCTGAAGTTGTTTTGCGAAGATTGTAAGTCGATGTGGGTGGCAGGGAGATTTCCTATGTCCGTATCTAAGATTGAAAAAATAATGGAAAGCAAATGCCTGATGTGTGAGAGCACTAATCTTTCGGTGTTTGATGATTTCTTGGAGGAAACAAAATAATGTTTAAACTATTCTATACTTTGATGATTATTGAGTACGTCGTTGAGGGTCAAGACGTAACAACTACTGCTATATTTCCAAGTGAAAGAGCGTGTTATGATGCCATGGGTGATGGGATTATGGATGATTTGTACGATGTTCTTGCTGACACATACGGCAAGGAGATCATGATGTACTGTAGCAAGACTCCTTTCCCGTCTGGTGTAAAGGAACCCTCTGTTCGACCCGAGCCAAGACCATGAAGAAACCTATTGTAAGAGTGGGTAAGTGGACTGAGGCACAGAAAGAATGGCTCGGTTACAAACGCCGGATGGCGGTGATGGATAAAAAGAGTATCAGCTTGTCTAAACCGCCCTGGGAGGAAGAAGTCTTGGATGAGGAGAAGGTTGAAGATGGGAGATGAATCACTCAGTCCCGCGCATAAGTTCGAGTATCGTTTTTTAAAACAACAGGTGAACAGATTGGAGGAAGAACGGTATCGGTATGATGCAAGACCGACAATACAACAGGACTTGTTTCGGGCAAGAGAAGATCTTAAAGAGTTTGTATCAAAGTTAAGAATCAACGGAGTGAAGATATGAGACAATGGAAGTACACAGTTGACGACTACAGGAAGTGTGCCGAGAAAGGTCTCACAATATCCGAGACATCAAGAGAGCTTGGCATTTCTAGGCAAGCGGTACATCAGGTATCGAAACAATACGATATAGACTTTCACAAGAAGGACAATCGTGGAGGTGCGAGGGATCTTAACAAAGTAACCTGGCATTAAAAAAGAGGGGCCGGTGGCCCCTCAGTATTCCGAAATTTTAACCTTTTCATATGGAGCTATGAAAAGTACGAGCAGTGTCTTTATGGTAACACGAGTTACGATTCTGGCAAATACTTTTTATTCACCCAGTCTGGACCCTTGCGATATCCTCTGACTTCAACAGCCGACATCCTTGACCATCCTCTACAAAAAGCTTTAGCTACATCCAAACTAAGTCCAGTTAGCTTCGCAACTTCTTTCGCAGCTGTTTCTTCTGATGCGTATCCAACACATCTTTCTTCTAGTATCTTTGTTATGTCGGGGTCATAGTCAGCCATTGTCTAACCTCTTCTCCAAGAACTCTTGCACCGATCTCTATCTTAGCTTGTAAAGAGTTCACAATCTTCTCGTCAATAGAACCCTCAGTAATAAGATCAATGTACGTTACGTTGTTCTTTTGTCCAATTCTATGTGCTCTATCCTCTGACTGCATACGAGTTTCGAGGTTAAAGTCATTAGCATAGTACACCACCAGGTTTGCTTCCGTCAATGTCAGACCGTATCCGGCGGTCTGTGGATTACCAACAAAGAACCGCAAAGGATGTTGCGGATTTTGAAAGTTTTGCACAATATTATTACGTTCATCATCAGAGGTGTCGCCAAAGTATGCAGCAGCTGACCCTTCACCAAACTTTTTGTTGAGCATTTCAACTATTTGTTGAATGTCATAGCGAAAACGAGACCAGATGATTGCTTTACCATCGTGTTCATCCATGATTTCTACAAGTGCATCCATTCTTTTGGATGGAAAGTATAGCATCTCTCCCTCATCTGTCTTTAAATGACCAGAAAGTATCTGTTGTAACCTGAGTAACTGTGTGATCACAGCAGGAGCCGAGGTCATTTCACCATCTTCAAACAAAATCATGGCATGACGACGAATACTTTCGTACATTTGTTTTTGTTCTTTGGTAGTCGGCACGTATCGGGCAGTGTAAATCTTCTCTGGTAGGTCAAGACAATCTTTTTTCAGAACTCGATACGAGAATTGGTTTATCTTTCCTGTCAGTTCATCCAAGTTTTTAAACCCAATTATCTGATTGAATGCTTGTGCTCCCATTTTCTTTCGATGCAACACAGCATATCGACCTTGGAATGCGTAGAATGAATCATAACCAAGCACATTCTTTTGTAGGAACTCAGCCTGGGAGTAGATGTCAAGCGGACTTTTTGTTATTGGAGACCCTGTCAAAAGTCTTTTGTAGTTGAATGAAGCTGCAATTTTGCTAAGACTTTTAGTGCGTTTGGCTTTGGGGTTTTTGATCGTGGTTGATTCGTCAATGGCAATCATTCCCCTCGAACCAAACGCACGACCCAACCATTCTCCTGCTTGTTTTCCTTTGACCGTGGAGAACGCTTCGACATTCATGACAAAGATAGTCAGACCGTCAAACGGATCTTTCACTGACCGCATTTCTTTTGTCTGTGTCTTGTTTGCATTTGCCACCCACCGAATCACTCGAGTTGGCACACTGTCAGACATATGCTCTGGAATTTCTTTCTGTACCCAGTTGCGATACACACCTTTAGGTGCAATAATCAGAGCGAAATGTATCTTGTTCTGTAGATACAACATCCCGATATTGTCTATTAGAACCTTAGACTTACCCGTCCCCATCTCCATAAAGTAACCGAAAAACTTCTTGTGTCCACCAAGATCCAATGCAGTCTTTTGATGTTCATATGGATTTGTTTTAAATTTATACTTGTAATTCATGCAGAACTCCCTATGTTGTATTATACATGGATCAAATGATTCATAATTTCAACCCTGAAGAGGAAAAAAACTTATGACTGATATATTTGAAGACTACTTCGATGATGGTGAGGCACTTGCCAATGTCGATAGCGGCACAGGAAAACAATTAAGTGACCTGGTTCGCAAACTCCGCAACATTGAGAAACAGATTGAGGATGCGGAAACTCATATGAAAAGTTTAAAGTCTGAGAAGCATAAGCTTTCGATTGAGAATATCCCTGCTCTTATGGATGAGATGGGTATGGAACGGATAGACGTAGACGGTTTGACCGTTGAGCGTAAGATGATGGTTCATGCTTCAATTCCAAAGGATCGCAAGGAAGAAGCATTCGCATGGCTGCGTGAGAATGGATTGGATGATATCATTAAGAACGATATCACTTGTACGTTTGGCAAGGGCGAAGACAATTTAGCAGGAGACGTTGTGGGTATCCTGCACGAGAAGGGTTTCGACCCAACGACCAAGACCCATGTACATCCATCGACACTCAAGGCGTTTGTAAAGGAACGTGTGACAGATGGTAAACCAATCGACCTTGATATGTTCGGGGCATTTATCGCAAACGCAGCACAGATACGGAGGAAAGCGTAATGGCTAATGCAGTAGCAACAGCAAAAGGTGTGGAAGTAAGCACCGATGTAATGGAAGACATTTTTGAAACAGCAGGAGAAGGTGCGTCCTTTGACAGTTCTGAGATGCAGATACCGTTTGTTCGGATCTTACAAGCAATGTCACCACAACTCAGCAAGAAGAAGCCTGAGTATATAGACGGAGCAACTCAAGGGGATGTGTTTAACACTGTCACTGGTCAACATTGGGATGGCGATATGGGGATCACAGTGGTTCCGTGTTACCAAACAACAAAGTATCTGGAGTTTGTTCCTAGAGAGCAAGGCGGTGGGTTCCAAGGAGAACGTCCTGCCAACGATCCTGATCTTACAAAGACAACTCGTGAGGGTGCTAGAGAAATATTACCCAATGGTCACGAGCTTGTCCGTTCGGATCAACATTACTGTCTTGTTGTTGAAGAGGATGGTTCGTTTCAACCTGCGGTTATTGATATGAAGTCAAGCCAGTTGAAGGTGAGCCGTCGTTGGAAGACACAGATTGCAATGCAAAAGGTCAAGCACCCGAAGACTGGAGCAATGGTTACTCCGGCGGTTTATGCTACGGTGTGGAGGATCTCTACTACTGAAGAGTCAAATGACCAAGGTACGTGGGGCAATTATCAAGTTGCTAAAGAGGGCTTGGTAACTTCGCGTGATCTACTGATGGAGGCTAAAGCTTTCCGTGAGTCGATCATGGCGGGTGAGGTTAAAGCTGCAAGGGAACCCGATACGAGTGGTTCTGTGGATGAGGACAACGAAATCCCATTCTAGGTAGCAGTTTTGGGGGCAAAGGGTTTTAATCTCCTTTTTGTTCTTTGTCCCCATTCAACCTCATCAGGAGCAGAATATGTCAGCAGCGAAAAAACTGATGTCTGTGTTCGAGGGTTCACAGAAAGGCCACGGTCAAACTACGGTTGGTCGGATTGGCAGAAACGGTAAAGCAGATGCAAAGAGTTTCGTGATCCGAGGATCATTGACAGAGGATATAATACAAGGACACATTGATGGGGTACAGGGAATTGGTGCCATACCCATCAAGTCTGGAGATGTGTGTAAGTTCGGGGCATTGGATATAGATGTGTATGACCTGGATCACAAATCTCTTAGTAAAAAAATACAGCAGTTAAAATTACCTTTGCACCATTGTCGATCTAAATCTGGCGGTGCTCATTTGTTTTTATTCTTGAAGGACTGGGAACCTGCTGTTCTGGTTCGTGAGATATTATCCGAGATGGCTTCAGCCATCGGGTTCTCTGGTTGTGAGGTCTTTCCAAAGCAAGACACAATCATTGAGGACAGGGGAGACTTAGGGAACTTTATAAACCTACCTTACTTCAATGCTGAAGAGACAATGCGTTATTGCTTTGATAAGAAGTGTGAGGCTGTGGATCTTGCTACGTTTCTAATGAATGTAGAAAAGAACAAGGTCTCGATGTCTGAATTAAATGAGATGTCCTTTGCAGGAGATCGAAAACATTTTGGGGATGGTGCCTATTGTTTAGAATTGATTTCAAGTCTGGGCAAGGTCACAGAAAACAGGAACATCTTTTTGTTTGCGGTGGGTGTGTATTGTAGAAAGAAGTGGACAGACGATTGGAAGAAGCACCATGAGGAATACAACAGATTACTTTGTCAGCCGCCGCTTCCTGCATCTGAAGTTATGCAACTGCAAAAATCTTTGGAGAAAAAAGATTATTTCTACCAGTGTGATATCTGTCCTTTGAAAGATCACTGTAACAAAGAGATATGTAAGACTAGGAGGTATGGGATTGGAAACGATGGTGCAGATGCTCCGAGGGTTGATGCACTTACTATCATGCAATCAGAACCACGTTTGTATTTCTTAACTGTCGATGGCGGTAGACTGGTCTTGTCTACGGATCAGCTGCAACATCCATCCTTATTTCAAAAGGCTTGCATGGAGCAACTGGACATCATGCCACCAGTTCCCAAGCCTGGGGATTGGCAAAAACTTATAAACTCAATGATGGAAACGGCAACGAAGTTGTCTGTCAGTGAAGAACTTACCTACGCAGGACAGTTCAAAAATCATTTACGTGACTATTGTACCAGTCGCATAAGAGCCATGGCTCCCGAAGAAATAGAAATGGGCAAGCCTTGGACAGAAAGAGGAACGACCATGTTCCGTATTGAAGCTTTGATGGAGTACCTAAAGAACAGAGGGTTTACTCAATACACCAGGGCACAGGTGCAAGATCAATTGAAACACCTAAACCATGATCAGGAATGTCATGGAACAAAGAACATCAGACGGGAAGATGGTAGAAGAACGTCCATCCGTGTCTGGTGGGTTCCTGAGTTTGAAGACATGTCTGTAGAAATTACTGCCGAGGAGAAAAGTGATGAAATCCCGTTCTAAACTATTACGAATAGGCGAGGTGTCAGAATGGCTAAACATCTCGCGTTCCACCATTTACAAGTGGGTCAATGATGGAGAGTTCCCAGAACCTGTGGTTCTTGGGCAAGACGATGGCAAACGCAGTGCCACTCGATGGAGAGAAGAAGAAGTCCAAGAGTGGCTTGAAAGCAGACCACGAGGGGTACAGGCATGATACCGCATTCTGAGATTATATTCGGGCCGCCTGGTTGTGGAAAGACATACACTCTCATGGAAGAGGTAGAGAATGAATTGTCTTCAGGAACGGCACCTGATCGAATTGGGTATGTTTCCTTTACACGTAAGGCCATACAAGAGGCAGTAAACAGGGCATCTACAAAGTTTAAGTTAGATCGTAAACAGATGCCATGGTTTAGAACGCTGCATTCTTGGGCGTTCAATGGTCTTGGGCTATCGACTACAGACATGATGGCAACCGAAGACTGGGATGCTTTAGGTAGAAGCCTTGGCTTGAGGTTTCAAGGAACGAGGGCAGTGAACCCTGACGATGGGATGCTTATGCCTGGTGCCATTGATACGGGAGATATCTATCTCCAGATGGAGAACAGGGCACGGTATAGAGGGATCTCAATTGAAGAAGAGTTTAACGACGTTGCCAACCATGCTTTAAACTTTGACCAGTTTAGAAAGATCGTGGAGCAAGTGAAAGCATATAAAGACTATACAATGAAGTTTGATTTCGCAGATCAAATAGAAAAGTATGTGGAGATGGGGGAGCCACCTTCGTTAGATCTTCTTATTGTAGACGAGGCACAGGATCTCACTCCCTTGCAGTGGTCAATGGTTGCGAAGATAGCTGAGAAAGCAAAACGGGTATTGATTGCAGGAGACGATGACCAAGCAATCCACCGTTGGACAGGTGTAGATGTGAAACGTTTTCTCAGTGTGTCTACAAGGTATCGAGTTCTTACACAAAGTTATCGTATGCCCAAGTCCGTTCACGATCTATCGCAAAAGGTTGTAAAAAGAATACAAGGTGGTCGAAGAGAAAAGGAGTTCTTGCCAACGGACAGCGAGGGTCGAATAGACTGGGCAATGAACACTCACGAGATGGATTTGACGGAGGGATCTTGGACGCTGATGGCAAGGACGAACTCATTCGTGCGTAGTTGGGGAGATGCGCTACGACAAGAGGGGTATTTGTTTTCGATCAAGGGAACCAGTAGCATAAACCAAGACGCAGCCATGGCGGCTGCTACGTGGCGTAGGCTGCAAAGAAACGAAGGTGTAGACCTAGCGTCCATAGTGGCATTGTATGACTTTGTACCGAAGCAGGGAGACCATGCTGTTGTGAAGCGTGGATCTGCAAAGCTATTAGATGCAGCTAACCCAGAATCTTTTTTGTTATACGATGATTTGGTCTCTGAGTTTGGCATGATTGCCGACATAAACAAAGACCCGTTAGAGATCGCTAGATTTGGTAAGGATGATATGAGGTACATTCGAGCCATTGAGCGTAGAGGTGAGGACATTAGTTGTCCGCCTCGTATAAAACTGTCTACATTCCACGGGATGAAGGGCGGTGAGGATGATAACTGCGCTGTTTTCTTGGGTTCCACGAAAGCCTGTGTGAACAGCAAACATCCAGATGATGAGCATCGGGCCATGTACGTTGGCCTGACGAGAACCAAAAACAGGCTGTTCCTAGTGGACACAGATCACAGGTATAAATACAAAATATGAAAAGAGACAAAGTTCTTGAGAAAGCAGAAGAATATATAAACGGTCAAAGAGCCAAGGATTACGGAGACGCATACGATAACTTCAGCCGGATAGCAGTTGGTTGGAACGTAATAATCAGAGAGTCTGATGGATACATCACACCACAGCATGTGGCTTTGATGATGGACTGGTTAAAAACCGCTCGTCTCCTTAACGAATTAACAAACGAAGACAGTTGGATCGACAAGTGCGGATATAGCGCACTCGGTGCAGAGTTCTCTGATCGGGAGAAGTAAGATGGCGAGAGATCGTAAGGATAAGAAGACGGTTGATCTTGTAGCTAGAATGGAACTGGGTGAGTCATTAGATCCAGATTGGAACATCCCATCAGAGTTTCCAGACCTGACACAGTACAAGACTGTGGCTGTAGACTTGGAAACCAGAGATCCAAACATACAGAAGCTAGGCCCTGGTTGGGCACGGAACGATGGAAACATCGTTGGGATTGCCGTAGCAGCAGGAGAATATAAAGGATACTTTCCTATTCGGCACCAGAATGGACACAATCTTGATGCCAAGATGACGATGAAATGGTTCAAGAAGCAGATGGCTACACCAAACACCGACAAAATCATGCACAATGCCACATACGACGCAGGATGGCTCCATGCAGAGGGGATAGAGGTTCAGGGTAAGATAATCGACACAATGATCGCTGCGCCACTGGTGGACGAGAACAGGTGGTCTTACAGCCTAAACAATCTGGGACGTGATTACATCGACATGCGCAAGGACGAGCGGATGCTTCGAGCTGCGGCAAAAGATTGGGGCATTGATCCCAAGGCAGACATGTGGAAGCTACCGCCAAAATACGTCGGAGCGTATGCTGAACAAGATGCAGTTATGACGTTGAAGTTGTGGGAGAGACTAAAGACAGAGATTACATCTCAGGAACTGACACACATTTTTGATCTTGAAACAAGTTTGATTCCGCTTATGCTTGAGATGAGGGCACGGGGGGTTCGTGTTGATCTGGACAAAGCTGACATAGTTCGTCAGGGATTAAAGGCCAAGGTCAAAGAACTAAAAGCAGAAATCAAGCGAAAGACAGGCGTGGAGATAGAACCATGGGCAGGAGCGTCTGTACTCAAAGTCTTTGAAGCCCTAAACTTGGAGTACCCGACGACAGAAGCGGGTGCTCCTTCCTTCACCAAACAATATTTAAACATGCACCCACACGAAGTGTGCCAAATGATTGTAAAACTGAGAGAGTTTGACAAAGCTGACAGTACGTTTATCGACTCCATACTTAGGCACGAGAAGAACGGTAGGATACACACTGAATTTCATCAGCTTAGATCTGATGATGGGGGCACCGTAACAGGTAGATTCTCATCATCTAACCCAAACCTTCAGCAGATTCCGGCACGAGACCCTGACATCAAGTCCATGATCCGTGGATTGTTTGTGCCAGAAGAGGGACACAAGTGGGGATCGTTTGACTATTCGAGCCAAGAGCCGAGGTTATTGGTTCACTTTGCAGCCAGTATGCCTAGCGACATGCGGCACCCAGTCGTTAATACAATCGTAGAGGAGTATCAAAAGGGGGACGTTGACCTGCACCAGATGGTTGCAGACCTTGCAGGGATCAAACGAAAAGAGGCAAAGACAGTTAACCTGGGCATCATGTATGGTATGGGTGTGGGCAAACTAGCGGCACAGCTAGACATATCAAATCAGGAAGCCAAAGATCTGATTGAGAAGCATAGAGAAAACGTGCCTTTTGTGAAACAACTTGCCAACGTTGCTAGTAAAAGAGCCGAGAAGCAAGGGCAGATACGCACGTTGCTAGGTCGTAAATGTCGCTTCCATCTTTGGGAACCTCGAACCTTTGGTTACAATAAGCCATTACCATATGAAGATGCGTTGAAAGAATATGGAAACATCAACAATCTAAAAAGAGCGTTTACTTACAAGGCGTTAAACAAGTTAATCCAAGGGTCAGCTGCGGATCAAACAAAGAAAGCTATGGCGGATTGCTATGCAGAAGGTTTAATTCCCTTGCTTACTGTTCACGATGAGTTATGCTTTTCAGTAGAGGGCGACGATCAAGCGCGACGCATCAAGGACATAATGGAAAACGGGTTGTCGGATGTCTTGAAAGTCCCCTCTAAGGTAGACGACGAGCTAGGTGATAACTGGGGCGAAGTCGGCTAGGTTCTATTCAACGATTCAGCCAAAGCCTGAGTAGCAGGATCTGTACCCAAGAGAGTAGGATCTACTTTTCTTTGCGGTACAGGCCCAGATGAAGTGGGTGCTATACCTCGAAGTTGATTCAGATCTATCGTTGGTGTTGTAGGAACAGGAGCTTGTATGTTTTGTGGGGCAACAGATTTCAACGCATCTAGGTCTATCTTTTGATATCTTTGGTTTGGATTGACTCTTGATTCTGGTAATAATTTAGCAGCGTCTAAAACAAAGTCTCCAAAACCTTTTCTGTATTCATTGATGTCTGTATATGGAATCTCTTCCATTGGAGTAATCTTTCTAAGATCGTTGTACCTAGCAAGATCCCTTTGAAAGTCTGTTGATACAGGAGTGATATATAACTTACCGTCCATAATAGATCCAATTTCGGACTTACCCATTCCTGATCCACGGAGAGCATTGGCTATATCATCCGCAGGCGTTCCTAATTCTTCCGCAACTTTGATTGAGTTGTAAATTAGATTTTGAAACCGCTGTTGATCCTCTACATAGTCTTTGTATGCCTGCAACTTTTCTGCGGCGGTATAGTCAGGTGCTCTAAGAACTGAACCCATGGCGGCTCTTGAGTCATTACGAAGCTGCTGATATTCTTCGGCGTTATACCCCAAGCTTTGAACACCACTTACTTTCATCGGTGTGAACCCTGTAACCAAACGAGCAAATTCTGCATTGAAATCAGTGTCGTCTCCCGTCACCGCTGCGGGTGTGCCAGTAAGAGACCTTAGTAACTTACCTTTTCTAGGTCTTCCGTTTCTCTCTTCTGCCATCTCCAACCAGTATCGGGGAGCAAGACCTTCTAATATGTGCCACGTTCCTTTTACAAACGCTTCTCCTCTTGTATCGCTTTCTCGGTACACCTTAGATCCAGTAGACGTGACACCGTTACGACCAACAGCTAGATAGTCAGGGAGCACGGTTCTAAGTCTGTCGTAGATGATTGTCTCTGAACCAAACGGGTCCGCAAACTTTTCAAAACCAGCAGCCATGGCTCCATCCATAAGTTGCTTGGCTTCGCTTTTGCCCAATCTTCCAGATTCGTTGTACGCTTGCACTCCTGATCTGATTGCTTCTGTAATGTATCCGTAAGGGTTGTGGTAAGACTGGTTAACAACTTCTATGTTACCTTTGTTATCGTTCTCAAGAACAATAAAATTACCACCCTTGGCAAAGTCCGCCACGCTTGCTTCAATTGCCGCCATTTCTGCGTCTGTGGTTCCCGTGAGTTTTTGAGAAAACTTGGTTAGTCCCTTCGGTGCCGCAATAGCAACAGCGAGACTGTTCGTTAGCCGTTGTGCCCCGATGCCTCTAATTTGTTTTTCAAAGATGTCAATTGATGCAAGAGCTTGTTCCCTCGTCAAACCGTTGCCCATTTGATCCGTGACGATGGACTGTCTTTGCGCCGGAGATATTTCAAAAGAAAGTTCTTTCAGTCCCCTATCAAGAATGTTGTATCCGTTTCTAAAGTTCTCAGAGGCAAACGATGTAAAGTTACCAAAGATAGGTACACGATCAAGGAACCGAAGAGCTTCTGGAATACGGTCATACATTGGCATTGTATCTTTAACGATGTTGATAGCACTCCCATCGAGAAACCCAAACTTAGAAATGCCAAGCTGACCTGTGGACGGCCTGACAAGCCCTGCTTGTTCCATGGCTTCGTAAAGAAACTTGTTGCTTTGATTTAGACCAGACTTAGCAAAAGCATTTCCTAGTTTGTTTCTCTCTCCCATGTAAGCTAACGCTTTAAACAACGCATCAGACTCACCGTATATCTTTTCTGCAAACCGCATGAACGGAACAACATCTTCAAAACCTTGAATACCTTTTGCTAGTTTACCGCCTAGCTTTAGATCGCTTCCCGCAGCTTGATATTCTTTCAAAGATCTGAAGATAACACTACTGTCTCTTAGCCCTGAGTGGTTGAGAATATCAGCAAGGCGTCGGACTTCGTCATCCCCTAAATCATTAAGACCTTTTGTGAAAACCTCAAACGCATCCATGAAGTCTAAATTTCTCTGGATGTTTCCGTTCATCATCAACATCTGAAAGTTACCAGTGATGTTTCTAACCTGGGTTGTGGGGCTAGGAACAATCGCCATCTTCTGCGAGAACGCTCGTATCTGCTGAAAGATACCTACGATTTCGCTGCTAGGAGAAAGGTTTAGCGGCTCATGTAACGCACGGTATGTTTCTGGAGAAACCCACTGACCAGTAAGGTCTCCATATCTACCACCAAAAATACTAAGAGACTCCTCAACAAGACCAGTATCTGGATCAGCCCCTAGTTTAACATAGTTACTGGCATCCAAAGCACTTTCAAGTCTTTGTATTTGCTCAAGAGTTTGAGGAACATCCGTTGCCCCTGCCTTTTGACCAATAGAATCAAAGAGTCCAGACACAGGGTTTTCTTTTGGAGAATCAACATACTTTACACCTTGTGCAGCAGCTTTAGATCGTGCTTGTATTTCAGGCATTGTTGGAACTCGAACAACAGAGGGTCTAGCATTGCCTTGAAAAATATCATTCACTGTCTCTTGTGATATATCCCTAGCCAAAGGTGATTTAAGAATTGAAGAATATAGTTCCGCAGCAGCAGTTGTTTTAGATATGTCTGATGCTGTTCTAACGTAAGCTTCAAGTGGATCTGTGACTTCTCCCATAAGAGTTCTTAGCTTTGGAGACTTGTCTATTAATTCGTTTCTCTTAATCAACATGTCTTCAACAACAGAGAACTTATTAACGTCTTTAGCAAAAAGCTTCCCTTGTTTGTCTCTAGCTTCTTTAAACCCTTGTATGACTTTCCCCAAAACAACGTCTGGATCTACCGCATCGTCTATAACAGCGGGTAGAAAGATAGATTCGTTTACAACTTCTTCAGCTTTCTTTCGCACGATTGCAGGAGAAACGTTTCTGTATTCGTTCATAAAACCCATGTTGTTATACACTTCATCAACAGCTTCTGTGTATAGCTTTGATTTCAACCCACCCTTTTTTTGGAAGTTTCTTAAAAATTGTTCTGGGTTTTCTTTAGCTTCAAAGATACGTCTCAAATACCCCTCGCCTGCGGCGTTGGTTTCCTTGATTACACTTATCGCATCCAGTGCTAAATCTTTTCTCTTCCCAGGGCCAAGGACCGAGGCTTCTCTTTCTAGCCTACCTAACAAGTAATCTTGCAAATTGGCACGAGAGTCCAACATCTGATCCGCAGCTTCTCTGACCTTGGCACCATATTTTATTTGGAACTTCTCACCTTGCATTGCGAGATCAAATGGTTTCCCTATTTCTTTTCCAAAATCAAAACGCAAGTAAGCATCTAAATCATTTCGTAATTCTGTGGCTTCTGGTTTTGTTTTCTGCCAGAACTTTGTTCTTTTCAAAACGTTATTGGTTGCAGAATGGAATTGATCCATAGAATCTAGGGCTTTTCGTTGTAAGCCGTCACCGTTGTCTACGGTGTCTCTGATCCCTTGAATCAATACGGGATCGGCACCACCAGTTGTTGTAAAGTATCTAGCGAGTTTTGCCCCTGCTTTATCTGTAACAGGTTTTATTTGTGTTTTTCCTTTGGCAAACAAATTAGCAGCGTAGGTATCTGCCACTTGCTCACCAAGAACATCTGAAGCTTTACGGATTACTTCTGCTGTCTTTCTTGTTCCATAGGATAACGGCGTTGAAACAAATGGACTACGAACCGCAGCCTGGGCACCAAAGAATCCTGCATCTAATAGTCCTGAAAAAGCGCCTATCTCAAAGCCTCTTTTTAATTTGTTAGATAGAACTCGATTGGCGTTATCTCTACCTTTGTGGTTATCGTATTGTTCTGTCTGCAAGAAATCAGGGAGTATATCAAACTGATCTGAAAGAGAAGGACGAGAATCTGGAGAGGTTAAGAACTCCGTGCCGAAATGGTAAGCGGCACCAATTCCACCTGTTGCAATTCCTCTTTTGATTGTTTCTTTTGACACAAGAGGAGCATCACTAGCAAATAAACGCTGCCCCGTTTTGCTTCTACCAAACTTCTGCAACCCTTTACCAATGTTGCTTGTTGCGTCTGGAACCGCAACTCCTGCTTTTTGTCCTTTTGCCGCTTTCGAGATTAATCTCAAACCTCTAAAAAGAGGCACCATCTTTATTCCCTCTTCCGCAGCAAGTTGAGCAATGTTTCCCGCAGCCGTTTCTGGTCTATATGGTTCAAGCATATAGTCAAAAGCTTTTGTTGTAGGAGCCGTCAGGTTTGTTCCAAACTGCTTGTCAACCAAAGCCATACCTGTTTCCGCGACCCCTTGAAGAAGTGACGTTGGAAAGGTCACAATACCCTTACCAATGTCCACCATTGTGCGAGGGCTTTTCTTTATACCCGAAACAAACTTTTCACCCAAAGAACGTTTGGGTGCTGCTTCTTTCAAAGCGTTAAAATCTATACCACCGCTAGATGGTTTCGTTTCTTCTGTTTTTTTATTTGGGGCTGCTGACCTAAGAGCCTCAAGATCTACCTCTGCCACGCGAGACTCCTAGTCATAAAACTTTAAAGCACCTTTTTTACTCAACTCCATCAAGACGTTTTGATCTTGAAGGTTCGTGCCCTCTTCAACTTGACTCATATCTACTTCAGCAATAACCCTCGTTTCTCCATCAACAATCATACTTATCTTACCTGTCGCGGCATCAACAGTGGGTACACCTTCTGTCACTGGCGTTTTACCAGAGGTAGAAGTATTTGTTACATCAGGGATTGAACCTCCCGCTGCTTCTATTTCTTTAGCCTTTTTCACTAGGTTTGGATAACTTTCTGCAATGTCATCCAAAGCTGCGGGTAAATTGTTATTGTTTGTCCCCATGGCAGTAGTAAGAAGTTTTTCAAAAAACTCACCTTCATCAGTTCCGTACCATGCGTTTGGACTTTGTGGATCTGTTGCATCAGCAGTAATCTTGGCTTTCGCCAGTTCCATTTCTGTCTCTGCTCTTCGAGTCTCTGTATCACGAGCAAAGGTTAGGGATTCCGCTGCAGCATCTGCTATACGTTTGCCTGCTGTTGGTCTTAACTCCTCACCCGTCTGAGGGTTTACATAGTTACCACCAATCGCACCCGCTAGTTTGGCACCAAAGATGGCTTTGTTTAGTTGGTCTACTTCAGCTTCCGCAGGAATGCGTTCTATACCCAGATCTTGAGCAACTCTGCGAAGATCGTCGCCCTTGTCTCCTGTTTGCGCTTCCTTGGGCAAGCTCTCCTTAATTATTTCTTCCGCTGCTTTGTCAGGATCACTCAAAGTTTCTTTTGCTTGTTTGACTTTCTTTGTAGCATCTGGCTTACCCAACTCTTCAGGGTCTTTTGATGTCAAAGCTTTCTGTCCAAGTTCAAACATTTTGTTGTAAACGAAGGACACAGGAGCAGTTACGGCATCTGTCATACCACCAAGAAACATCTTCTTTACACCTGGTTTCTGTGGTGGTTGTGGTCTGGGCTGTGGTCTAGGTTGCGGTTGCCCTGTCTGTGGTATTCCTGCAATATTAGGAATAGGTCGAGAAGGTGGAAGCATAGGTGCTGCACCTGGTGGCATAGGCATAGGCATTGATTGGTTTGTATTTGGAAGAACAACGGGCCGGCGCATAGCAACTTGCATCAACTCAGGGGAGGATGCCATGATCCCACCATTCATGGGTTGTTTAGGAGACTGAGACATAACCTCTGGTTGAGTCATACCCCCAATTCCATCCGCTGCTCTTTCTGGCATTGCAGCAATACCACCCATTTCCCGTAGTCGATCTCTAGCTTTTTTAGCAAATAAACTTCTGTTGAAAACGTTTTTTTCTTCTGAAAACTGCATGTTTACCTACCTGTTTATCAAACCACCGAGGATAGACCCTCCGCCATACTGTTGCTGATATGCACCAAGTCCCTGTGCGCCTGCAATTGTGCTACCTAATACGTTTTGTTCGGGCTTGGCACCTAAACTAATGCTAGAAGCAGGAGTTCCTCTTGTCGCTGTTGCAAAGATATTAGCCATTGTTCCAAATCGAGTAAACGGTTCATACGCTTGTTCAATCGCACTCTGTCTTTGAACATCATACTCAGCTTGCATTTGCTGTTGTTCTACACCACCTACATTCATGAGGTTTGAAACGTCTTTGTACCCAAGACCCTGTGCTAACTGTCCTAATCCCGCTTGCGCTGTACCCAACCCTTGGAACAATTGAGCACCAGACTGACCACGCTTCTGTGCATTTTCAAACGCACCTGCCGCTTGTTGTTGCGCTCCACTGAAAGCAGCAGATCGTAACTGTGCTCCTGTTCTAGCCTTTCGGTCATCCGCTCCACGTTGGATCTCTTGTTCTGCTATCTCAGCACGAGATCCACCAAACGCACCAGAACCTACTGCTCGAGCAGCTTGTCTTGCTCTCTCCTGTGTGGCCTGTCTTTGTATGTCCTGTTCAGTGGTATCTATAACCTGTTCAACAAACGGATCGTAAAAGTCTTTGTATCCACCAACTCTACGCTCTACAGAGGCTCCCGTCGTTGGATCTATGTCCATGATTGCATTACCTTGATAGTCACGAACAACCTGACCTCTTGGATCATATCGTCCTAATGAACCCTCAAGCGTACCAACTCCTGTCTCATACGTGCCCTTGGCTTCTTCCATTAAAGGTGCATATGCACCAATGCCCTGTATACCAAGCTGTATCGCTTGTTGTTGAGCCGGAGTAAGAGGCATGATGTCAGGGCGAGGAACACCACCTATAACGTCTTGAATAGGTTGACCTCGAGCATCAAGAATCAAGTTGCCAGAAGTATCTCTTCTATAGATAGGGTTGCCATCGTCATCGAACTGTGGTTGTCCGAGGAGCGGGGATCGAGAAGCTATACCCCCAGGCACAGACTGTGTGACTGGATTACCTTCTTCATCAAGAACTGGATTACCTTCCTCGTCTAAAGTAGGCTGTTGTTCTGTCCTGTATAAGTTTGATAAGAGATCCTTGACGTACCGCTCTTGGTACTCAGGCAATAAGTTCATTTGTGCAGAGGTGATAACCTGTTCAGACATTATGCTCTCCTCTCAAACCTGTTCATCATTTTGTACATCTCAGCGGCTCCCGCTGCTCGATTACCGCTTCCGGCACCTTTGACTGCATCAGCCGTCATAACAAACTCTCCGTCTGAAAGTCGTGCTTCTTGAACCCTGCCACCGTCTTGGTAAATCGCTGCGGGTATTGAATCGCTTTTGCCCGTACCTGGGCCAGAGATCATACCACCCGCTGCTGCTCCAATGATACCGCCTCGTGCCGCCATTACAGGAGTTCCTTGGTAGTTAGGTGCTCTCTCGCCTGTGGCTAATTGATCTTTTTGTAATTGAGTAAGAGGAGTCGCTTTCGGTTCGCCCATCTGTATCAGTCCAGAAAGAATTAGGTTTTCCATGTTCAGTCCACCAATTCCACCCATTTGAGCCATCTGAGTACTTGTTTGAGCAGCCGGAGCAAGACCCGATCCTGCGGGGACACCCTGACCTATGCCACCTACCATTTTTCCTATTGGTGATTGAGTAGCCATTTTTTGTGCCGCTGCAAACTTTCCTGAAAGACCTTGCATACCCGCAGCAGATGCTGCGTTACTTGCGAATCCCGACACTCCAGGGATAGATCCAAGGCCATAACCCATAAGCCCT